GTGCTGCAGCTGCTTCTGCTTTTGCCACGGTCTCTCTCCTCGAAAAACCCCGCGGGCCTTGCGACCCGTGGGGTGTTGCTGCTTTGATGCCGGCCGAACAGCGCCGGATTACGAGCTGGCCATTGCAGCGCCTACCGACACGTTGAAGCCGGCGGTGCTGTTGGTCGTCATGAGCACGCCGATGTTCATGCTTGGCGAGGTGCCCAGACTGCTCTGTGCGACGATGAATATGATGTCGCCGTTGTGCATGCCCAGCGCCAGTCCGTCGGTGAAGTAGCCCGCAGCCTGCGCCAGAGTCGAGGCGTCCGAGCTGGTGTACCTCCACAGGCTGTTGCCGGCGTAGCCGAAGGGCTGGGTGGTCTGCACGCTGGAGCCGAGCACGTTGCCGCGATCGTTGTACGTCGGCGTTGGACCCTGCCCCAAAAGCATGACAGGCGGGTTTTGCAGCGAAGATGCTGCGGTGGTGCCGGAATAGGGTGGCATGTAAATCTCCTTGGTTTTGGGTTGGCCAACGCTTACGCGTAGGCCGTGCCGTCGGTGGTGATCACGACCACGCCGGCGTTCTGGAGCAATTTCGCCCCCATGAACGCAGTTGCGCGGGCCCAGGAGTAGTCTTGCTCCTCGTTGAAGCCGATCGGGGTTTCCATGCCGGAGGTGTTCATGGCATGCCCGATGGCTGACTTGTGATACAGGAACGACTTTTCGCTGGTAGTGCCTTTGCCCGGAAGGTTGGGGTGCTCGCACACCAGGCAGTTGCGCCAGCGGTAGGCTTGTGGCTTGTCGCGCCAGCTGGCCGTGCCACCGTCGCCGGCATAGGGGCGCATGTCGACGTACTGCGCGTTGCTGAACTCCGGGGTCTGCTCCAGGTAGGCCAGGTAGCTGGGCTGGGTCAGGAACGTGATGTTGCTGTCCCATGGCACGCTGGCGTTGGAAAGCTTGACCCGGCCGTTCTGGAACAGGCTTACGGTCGGAATGGTGCCGGCCGAGCCGATCGCCACGCTGCCGGAGTTGAGCTCGGCGGTGATCTGGTTGTCGATCTTGCGGTTGAGCACGGCCATCGTGGTCATTTGCATGACGTCGCGCTGGTTGCCCTGGCTGGCAAACACGTTGAAGCCGGGCTTGCGCACCAGGTCGTGCCACTCGCCGAGCAGCGCGGTGAACTGGTTGTTGTTGTCGGCGCGGGCCGGGATCATGCCGTTGACGCCGCGCGTGACAGCGGAGGCGGCGCCTGAATCGGACACCAGGAAGATGGCCTGATTGCCCTTGATCACCGACTCGGTGGTCACGGTATCGCGCAGCAAGGTCGCGCGCGTTTCGAAGCCGGCAATGAACTCTTGCCGGTACTGGTTTTGGAATGCGGTATCTGGCATGGTGGTGACTCCTGCGAAGTTGAACGGAAAGTTGACCGTTGCTCCGGGGTGACCATCTGCGCCGTGGCTTGGGGTAGGCTCGCGCCGTCCTTGCCGTGGGCCTGTGGGGCCGAGCTAACCAGTGTGGTGTGCTCTGGTGGGGCCGTTGCCGGGGTGTCCACCACTTGTGCGCCGGATTCTATACCGGATGAAGCCCGGCGCACAAGTGGCTACCGTTTGCCGACCTTTTCGCGCGCATCGAAGAGCTTGCGGTACCGCTCCTGCTGTTTGTCGTCGGCGTTGTAGCCCTTGCGGTCCTTGCGCATGCGGTCCTCGATCGACTTGATCTCGCTGTCGATCGAATCTGCCTGGCTGCCCCCGCCTGGCAGGTCGAGCGTGGTTGCTGGGTTGATCTCGAGCGCCAGGCCCACCAGGTACCGGATGGTGTCGGCGTGCGCCAGGATTGGCGTGCCGTCGGCCAGCCGGCCGCGGCTCAGGTTTTCCCGTACCGACTCAGGCGCGGTATCCAGCAGGGCCTTGACGCTGTTTATGTTGGCCTTGTAGGTAGGGTGGTCCCAGTCGGCGCGCAGCGCATCCTCGGCCACGCGGGCCGCCTTGGCGTCGTTGTCGGCGCGCGCGTTGGTCACGCGGGTGACTTCGTCGTAGTACCACTTCACAGCCTCTTGCGCCTGGTCGGCGGTCATGTTCTTGCCGTGGGCGGTTTTGAGGAAGCTGTCGATGATCGGCTTGTCTTGCTCGGCGACCTTGATCGCGCCCAGGTCGTACTTGTCGGGCGCATCGGGTATGCCGTTGTCGGCGCGCCATTTGGCCACCTGATCGGGCGTGGCGTCCTTTGGCATCTGCCCGCGCAGCTCGCCCTTGCTGATGCGCTCCTGCAGTTGCAGCAGGCTGTCAGCTACCGCACCGGGATCCGCATACCGGCCGAGGCGCTTGGCCTTGGATTCGTCGCCCTTGGCGATCTTTTCACGCCAGTCGGCAGTCCAGGGGCTTTCTTCCGTTTGTTTGCCAGCAGGCTTGGATGCATCGCCATCACCCTCGCCGCTCTCTCCCGCACCTTTTGCAGATGCGGCAGCTGGAGCCGCTGATGCAGGTTTTGCGGCTGCTGCTGCTGCAGGTGCGGCTGCTGCAGGTGTCGCGCTGCCCGCAGAACCACCTTCAACAATAACGTCCTTATCCATGATTCCTCTCCTCGTGGTTGCTTCATGTCGGCTCGGGCGGATCTGCTCGAGCATCCTTTCGTCGAATCGTCGCCAGGTTAAGGCCCAGCATCTTGACGATCTGTTGGCCGGCAAACTGCCGACCCAGCGCCAGGTTGGTGTCGCGGTCGTTTTGGCCGGGCCGGTAGGCAAAGTCGTATGTGCCGCACGCCTGGCGAATCACCCAGTTCAGCGCCCGGCGCTGCATCTCCGGTGATGCATCGCCCCTGGCTAGCGCCTGCAGGGCGCTGGCATCTGCCAAGTCCCACTCTGCCGGCAGCCATGGGCTTGCCTCGAGCAGTTGGGCGCTGGTCGGCGTTTTGCTACGTTCGGGCGGCGGTCGCGGCGGCAGGGCCGGGTGGCGCCCTTGCTCTGAGTCGGCCACCGGTTACGCTGCCACGGCTGTTTCCGCCATGGCCCGGTCCTTCTGCGCGGTCGCCATGGTGCCGGCCACGTCAGCGCCCTGCTGCATGGCTGCCAGCGTCTGCTGGGCCTGGGCGGCAGCTTGCTGTTGGGCCTTGATGTCCTCGACCTCGACCTCGGTGCGGATCCACTTGGCCGGTACGCCTATGCCCATCAGGGTGTCGCGGAGGGCGATGGTGGCGTCGATGGTGGCCGCGGCGCTCTGGTCCAGTGCGACGGCCTCGGCGATCAGTTGCTTGGCCTCGTTGAACTTCTGCCCTTTCACCTGCTCGATGGCGTCGTGCAGCGGGCTGGTGAACTGAAAGTGAAATTCGGCGCCTTGCAGGCTTTTTGGCATGTCGGCCGGGCTGCCGAATGCGCCATTGCGCATCATCAAGTCGAAAACTTCCTCGCACTCCTGGCCGTTGCACTCGTATTCCATGGGCTCAAACAGGGGCAAGGCTCCGCGAATGTACTCCTGCACGCGCTGGCCTACCTCGTAGGCCGTCATCTCCGGCGCGCGTTGGGGTAGGGTCAATTTGTTGAGATAGAAGGCCTGCATGATCATGGCGCGGCTGTCCCGCATCTGCTCGGCGCCGCCTGGCAGGCCGCCGCGGTCTATCGGTAGGGGGCGCAGGGCCTCGCCCAGGCGCTCGTCGTAGTCGCGGTCGACCCACGTGATTCCGCCGGGGTAGATATTTACATCCGAGCGCACCACGTCGTGCGTGGCAATCATCGGCGGGTTGGTGCTTTTCTCGCCCGCCTCGAGCAGGGTGTAAGTGATGGCCTGGATCAGCCTTGCCTCTGGCAGCGCGCAGATGGTCGCTGGGCTGAATGCGTACTGGCTGCCGCTCACGGTCTGCCAGCGCGCGACGGCGTATTGCTTGGTCCAGACTGGCACGGCCTCCATTTCGAACGCGTTGTCGGCGTCGTAGAAGATGGATACCCACGGCTTGCCCTTGGGGTTGCCGTCCCAGATATCGCTCTGGACCACCATGTGCAGGCAGTTAACCTCCTCGAGGCTTTGGTTGGCGGCGATCATCCTGGTGATCTTCGGGCTCACATTGGCAAACGTCAGCGCCAGGTCGCGCGCCGTCGGCTTGAACTTGCGGGCGATGATGTAAATCTGCCCGTCGCCGTTTTCTTTCCAAACCATATCGCGCAGATGGTAGGTGGTGAACAGCAGCCCGTTGCGGGCCTTGTTGAGCCGGATCCGCTTGCAGTACTGGCCGAAGGTGGCGTAGTCGTTGTCGGCCTCCTTGGCGGCTCGGGTGAACATGGCCGGCGGATCGAACATGGCGCGGCGCATGACTGTGTCGGCGTATTGAAGCCAGCGGCGCGCATCGGTTGTATCTCGAGCAGGGTCTAGCACGCCGGAGTGAAACCATTCCTTCGCGGTGGGGCGCAGCATCTGCCCTATCTGGTCGGCCAGATCGCGCCGGCAGAACAGCGGGTAGCTGGTCATCAGGTTGCCCGCAAAGTCGTTGCCCAGCGACCGGGTCAACGTGAAGTCGGCGCGTTCGACGTAGAAATTCTCCGCGATGTCCTGCAGCAGCAGCATGAAGCTGCTGCGCTTTGTGAACAGCCCGTCGACCACTTCGCAGATGGCTTTTACGTCCACAACCTACCCCATCTTTTCGTTTGCGGTCGAATCAGTCAGGATTGTGCTGGCACGGCCCTGGCGCTGGATCTGCGCCACGATGCTGTTGCGCTTGGCTTGGGCGGTTGCTGCGTCCGACTGCGATGGCATGGCCACCGGCGCCTCGACCGGCGGCGGTGCAGCGGCCTGCTGTTGGCCGCCCTTGGATCCGCCGAAGAGCCCCCCGAAAATCTGACCCGCTGCAGCGCTTGCGATGGCGGGAAGGATGGATGTTGGCATTACAGATCCTTAATGTAAGGGTGATCCCACAGGGTGTAGCCCAGGCGAGAGAATAACTCATCTGCGCCGGTCGCGCGATAGGTGTGCATTTCCAGGCGGGTGCAGCCCAGAGCTTTGGCGCCGCGCTCGGTTGCCCGGATCAGGCGTAGCGCCAGGCTGCCGCGGTGCGCCTGACGCACGTACAAGCCCTGGTTGGTGCACATCTTCAGCGTGTCGCAGTTGAATGCGTTGCCGATCACGTTCAGGCTGTAGCCGACTATCTCATCATTGTGAAACGCACCCAGGGTAAGCAGCAGGTTGTACTCCTCAAGTTTGGCCAGGGTGCCTCGATCGATGCTGGGCACCGGCATGCCGGTGACTTCCGCCACCTCGCGCCAGTGCTCGATCGCCATCGGCCAGGCCCGGTCGATCCACTCGGATGCCTTGATCTCGCGGATGTGGTTCATTGGCCGGTCATCGGGGTGCGGCGCCCGCTCATGACTGCGCGCGGCGCCCGGTTTAGTCTGGTACCCATTTCGGCGCTTTCCCGCCACTGCGCGCCGTCGGTAAGATACGTAGGCCCGGCAAACCACGCCATGACGATCGCGTCGCCGTCGTCGGTGGACCGGCCGAGCCTCTCGCACACCTTCTCCTTGCTCTCCAGAGCCAGGCCTGATGGCGTCATGCGAAATGTGGGGGCAGACAGGTCGGCCAGCACCAATGGGTCGAACGGCAGGAAGATCGGGCTGCCACCAGGTTGCGATGGGTCCAGGGCCTCGCGAAAGCGCCAGTAGGCCTGGGTGCGGGTGTTGGTGAACTTGATCTGCCCGTCCTTGGTCCGCTGGTTACTGCCCTCTGCGCCCTTGTACCCCACGGCCTTGATGGTGTTGTCGTGCAGTGCCTCGTAAATGCCGCCGCCGTAGCCACCGCCCATGTCCACCACCACCACGGCCTGATCTCGGCGGTAGCTGACCACGATCCCGGCGGCATGCTTCCCGGCGCGCTCGGAGGGTATCTCCTTGGCCGGCACCCGGACGTTTTTTTGGTACCACCCGTCGTGCCTGATGGCGATAACCATGGGGTCGGTCCCACCGCCGCTGGCGTCGACGCCGATGCCGCACATGGGCACATGCGGTGCCGGCTTTTCGCTCCAGCGGTCCATGGCGCCACGGATCCAGTCGGTCGGGATTGCCTGCAGCGCCTGGTCCTTGAGGTTGGCATCGAACCTGCCCTCGGCGTAGGCGGCGCGCAGCTCGATCGGCAGCGCATCCAGGGTGGCGCGGTAGTCGTCGGTTTGGGTCAGGTCTGGATTGTCGGCCAGCTTGGACCGGATGAAGGTGCGGCTCTTTGCAAAAACTTGTTTGCCGTCGATCTCGTGGGGGCCACGGCCGTCGACCTCGATCTCGCGGCCGCTGGGTCCGGCGGTGTACCACCGCAGCTCGCCATCCTTGGCCGGGTTGGGGTGTTTGGGGTCCAGCCATGCCGCCCAGCGCTCGACCACCCACATGCCCTCGGGCGTGGTGGGTGGGTTGGTGGTGG